AGTATAAGTAGTATTTGATACATCCGTTGTTTGATCTTCTAACAAAAGTGAGCCCAGTGAGCGGTGGTACTCATTTGTTAATGTGTAAGTATTGTGTTCTAAAGCAATACCAAAAACACCAGTATATGTAGCATCAAACCCCAACATCTTGTTTAAGCTTGGAGTTGTAATTTTAATTGTTGCGCCCTCATATAGTCCAGAGACTTGCCCAAGTTTTGCAAAAGAAGTATTTGTTGATCCCCCACCCGTAAGATAATTAACAGCAGAGGTATTACCATATTTGTTAGTACCTATTGTTATTATATCTTTTCTTGGTTCAAATGTAGAAGATGTTGAATTACTCGACTGAATTGGTATAAATCCATTCACTGCAGTGTTTGCAGTTGCACCAGCATTTATCTCTCTTGGTGTATCGGCAACAGTTCCGGTTTTTGCGTTTGCAGTTCTTACATCATAAAGATAAACAGAATAGTCAGACTGAGAATGTGTTACATTTGATGTATTGCCGGATGCAGCTAAAAAATCTATATCTCTAATTCGTGCAGTACCAATTTTGGATTGTGAATTTCTTGTAGAAAATGTTGTTCCATAAAGACTGTCTGAAGAACTGGTACCAGAAACATTTTGAGTGGCGACATTTCCTATATACAGATCCATTATTTGATGTCGCGCAATATCAAAATAACCATTTGCTATTTTAATATTTAATTTATTCCCAAAAGAAGTATTTAAAGAATAAGAATTAACTGTTAGTGTGTCTCTTCCTTTATCAACAGTAACATATTTTGTTGAAATACTTTCGTATTCATGTCCTTTTACATAAGCTTTGCCAGGATCAAGTCCAGCCGAAAGTTTGCTTTCAAATTTAATTGTTTGACCAGAAGTACTTGTAATCAGTGTTCCACTTCCGCCAGAAAAGTTGTTTAGTGTAGCAACGGTAGAGTTTGTAACTGCTGCAATAGTTGCAGTTTGTGCTGTATTTCCGGAAAGAAATACCACATCACCTGCTTTTAATTCTGTATCAAAATTACTTCCAGTACCAGTAAGTGTAGATGTTGCACTTGAACCAGAATTAGCAGTAGTTCCAGTAATGCCTTGATGTGTTGTTAGCTGTAAATTGAATGGTGCTAATGTAAAATCACCCGATGCATCGTGTGTTCTTTTTGCAAGTGTTTTTTCTAAATCTGAATAAATTGGATAATTTGTTTCTTCAAGTTTTACACCAGAACTGAGTTTTAATAGTTGATAAAAGTTTTCATCTGCAGAAGCTTCAACGGCATCTGTTGCAGTATATACTTTTGCACTTAATCCTAAAACAATCTTAAAACGATTAGCACCAGCTGCAGCATAATTGTATGCGCCTTGTGCTGGATCTAAAAGATTACCATCAGTATCAGAAGATATTATAGATTCTGTAACCTGAAATCCAACTCTATAAGACGGAGTACTTGAAAACTTTTCAAGAATAATAGACTCTGCTTCTTTAAAAACAAAATATCCACCAACATAAAATACACCAGATTGACAACTAACTACTGAAGCTGCAGTTTCAGCACCAGTAGTTATGCCAGCAGAACCCGCAGAACTTACTGTATTTGCTTGAGTTGAGGTTCCTTCAATTGTAATAGTTTCACCATCATTAAATGTATTATTATTTAAATAGTTAACCACTATAACTGGTTGGTCTGTTGCTGTGGCTGCAGCAGTTGAAACTACTACAGCTCTAGCATTAGATGTTCCACCAGTTGCAATTCCATTTGCAAAATCTGTAGTAGTAATATCTTCACCACTAAACTGCGTTTCTAACTGAATTGTTTTTATGTTATTATCATAATTTAACTCACAGCCCAAAACAATACTACCATCTTGAAAGGTGTGAGAACCGTGCCTTTCAATTTGTTTTTGTAATATTGTCTGTAACTGTGTTACTTCTCTTGCTTGAACTGCAAACCCTGGTCGGAAAAGAATACGATAATATGCATCATCTGCATTATAATCATCATAATATGGATTAGCGTTAAAATTAGTCGTTAGTGCCATTTATATTTTCCTAAATTAGTATTACTTTATATTTTTTATAATGATTCAATCTACCAGAAGCGACCGAAGACATATTGCCCTTGTGTAGATTATATTTTCTACAGAACTCGGCCATGTTATCTGTTTTCTCTTCGTGGCCATCTGGAAAAGTAACCAACCAATTATTACTCCACGACACTTTTCCTTTTTTTGATTCACTCATCTTTCTTTTGGTCTCTTCTGAAAGAACAACACCCCTTCTAGGAGAGGGGCGACCCAATGCTTTTTGTCTTATCTTCTCTTTCGTTTCTTCTGAATGGTGTTTCCCGAAAAGAGGATGTTTTTCGCCCGCCAACATTCCTTTCTTTTTTTCTGACATCTTTTTTTTACTTTCCTTTGAATGTTTTTTTCCAAACATAGGATTGTCGCTGCCCGATCTTTTCTTACCATTCCAATGATTATTATCACTCATTTTCTTTTTCGTGTCATCGGTGTGATATAAGAGACCTGTACCACCCCCATTCATATTATATCCAGTATCATAACTATCATATTTCTTGATATTTTCCGATTCGATCAATAATGCATGTTCTTTATTGTCGGTGGTCGTTATCATTTCTATGTCAAAGTTTTCTTTACCGTACTTCCGAATAGCATAATGTATTTTATACTTTCCGCCATTTTCACTACGGTAAATATGTTCAGCAAATCTACATTCTATGGTATTAGTAGTGATTCCAATATATGTTTTATTGTTTATTCTATTAGTAATTTTGTAAATAGTAACTTTCATTTTCATCTCCTAAGAGGATTATGGTAGTTACTATTATTTATAATATATTAAAACTCAACAATCACTCAAAATTCTATGATTAATTTCACATCTTCAATCTGATCGGTTGCTCTTGAAATTGGAGATCTGTTTTCTACATAGATAATATCTCCAGAAAATCTTTGTAAATCACCACCAGTTACAGCACCCGAACCGTTTGCTGTAGCAGAAGCTCCAGAACCACCATTCCCAATAGTATTAGCAGCAATAACTTCTGTGTTTGTAAAATAACCATAAATGCCATTATATCCAGCAGTAGTTGAATTGCCCGAAGGTATAATGTCTGACATTCTTATAGTACTATTACCAGTAAAATCAATTACCCTCCCTGTGGCCCCAGAGGTTGCTCCAGTGACCAATTCATCGACTGCAAACGTAGTTCCGTTCCAAGAACTAACAACCGCCGCTGTTGCTTGATCAACTACTGATGTGTTTGCGAAATCTCCATTTGAAAATTTGGGTTGTGTAAGAAGTCCAACTTTACGAAAATCGTTGTCGGTGGTGAAATTGTTAGATTCAGAATACTCAAGTCTTGAATTAATAAGAATAAAGAAACCACCCAATTCTTGAACTGCATCTGAACCATGACCACCTCTTGGCCCTATAACTGGAGTTAATACTGCAACAGGACTTGGATTGAAGCTATTCGACTGAGAAGTATTAGAAAGAATACTAATTGATGCATTAGAATAATTGTTTCCACCAGAAATAATAGCTATTGCATTAATTCCACCAGTTGAGTTAGCTGTACATCTAGCATTAGCACCTTGACCATCGCCAGAAATTACAATCTTTGGCCCAATAACATAACCATCAGTTGATGAGGGAGCAGTTACAGCTGGTGTAAAGGTTACAACTTTTGATGTACCATTATAATCTGTAATAGTTCCACCCTCGCCAGATGCATCACCACTTGTAAAATATATGTCATTATTTACGATACAATCATCAGCAGAAAGACTTGTACCTGTAATTGTGACTACGGTTGTGTTTGTAACTCCTGAAAGGTTACCAGTTTCACTAAGATACTTTAGTCCTCTTGTAGTAATATGTACAACTTCTATAGCACCGTTTCCACCACCAGCAGCTGCAGATGCAGTTTCAACATCAAACTGAACTTGACCTGGAGCATTATCATATGTATTTGCAAGATAACCATTTGACCGTCTTACTGTGTCAACTGGAATGTAGTTTGGTGTGACAAACTTCAATGCATCTGAAGCAGAAATTTGATACATAAATTTCCACTTATAACCATCTGCAGTTGAAATAATAGCTGTACCAGTTCCAGTTGGTTTAGTTGTAGAAGTTGACGCGGCTGTTCCTGATGAATTTGAGTCACTATTTGATAAACATTTGTACACATTATAATCACTTGTCATTACATAAAAATCTTGACTAAAAAGTGTAGCAGTAGTATCAGTATAAGCAAAATAATTGGTATTATTAGTCCAGTTCTTTCTTGGAATA